AGCTCACGGTTGTGGGTTCAATTCCCACCGAAGTCATTGTGAATGGTTGATTCTTTAGGTTCGGTATTGACGAGTGAAGCTGAGAGGCTACAATACGGCAGTATCCTGAATCCATACGGAGCAGGCGCTAAGACAACCATTTTACGAGACTCCTAAGCATAAGTGGCGATGCACGAGACTCTTAATCTTGAGAACAGGGTTCGATTCCCTGAGGGGTCATTTATGAGGGATAAGCTTATTAGGTAAAGCATCTGGCTCTTAACCAGAAGTCTTGCGGGTTCGAATCCCGCATCCCTCACTTAGAACTGGTCGATAGATATAAGGTTAACACTTGTAATGTTTCCACCCTTGTATCAACTACATATCAGTTCATTTGCTGCCGTAACTCAATTGGCTAGAGTACCTCGCTGTCTACGAGGGTGTTGAGGGTTCGAATCCCTTCGGTGGCGTATTGGCGCATTAGGTCAGTGGTAGATCAGAGCCTTGTCACGGCTAAGACACGAGTTCGATTCTCGTATGCGTCGTTTTGATTCTCTAGTAGCTCAACTGGTAGAGCGATTCCTCGATGGTGAAACGGTATCACGACAGACTGTTAATCTGTTTTTCCAGGTTCGAATCCTGGTCGAGGAGCTTTCTTACACTTTATTGAAGAAAACTAAGCTACATTGTCGAAATACCTCTTAGGAGGTAAAGTATGGAATGTAGAAAATGTAAAAAACCCTTCAAAAACAGAGTATTTTTGGACGGACAATGGAAGAATATTTGTAACCGCAAATATTGTCTTGAGTGTTCGCCTTGGAAATCTCATAATACCAAGGCCGATATTGATGCTCCAAAGAAAATTAAGAAGCTAAGGAATGCTGAACAGGTTTCTGAATGGAGACGAAAAAGTAAACTCAAGCTTATTGATTACAAAGGTGGAAAATGTCAACGATGCGGATATAACAAGGCGTATCCAAGCGTTTATCAATTTCATCATCGAGATCCAAAAGAGAAAGACTTCGGAATAGGTAGTGGTTGTGTGCAGTCATTTGAAAAAATGAAGACCGAAGCCGATAAATGCGATATGCTTTGTAGAAATTGTCATGCAGAGGTTCATGAGGAACTTCTCAGGAAAAAATAACATGCCTCCTAAGCATTGCTGGCGATGCGCTAAGCTTGTACCTTAGAGATACTCGGTTCGATTCCGGGAGGAGGCTTTTGGTGAGATAGCTCAGTCTGGTAGAGCGGCTGTAACCTAGGTAAATCAGCGCGTCGTAGGTTCAAATCCTACTCTCACCACTTTATTCCAGGGTCGAATAATTTTGGTAATTCGCCTAGCTGTTAACTAGGATAATCTAGGTTCGAATCCTAGCTCTGGAGCTTTCGGGTTGGTAGCCTAGAGGCCAGGCGGCCCAAAATGTATGACTGGTTGGCTGAGCGGCTAAGCGAGCGGCTGTTAACCGCTTTGCGGGTGTAAAAACTCCAGCCGGGTTCGACTCCCGGACCAGTCTTTAGAATGTCATCATAGTATAGTTGGTTATTACGCCTTCTTGGTACGAAGGAAACCTCGATTCGAATTCGGGTGATGACTTTGAAGAAGAAAGACTCTTCTTGTCGATAGACCTGTGCATACCCTTGCAGGAGGTCTATAAATGGATACAAACGAAAAAGGTGATATAGCTTGTCAAAAAGTAATATTGAGAGCGCTAGAAAAAGGAATAGGAGTCAGTCGTCCTATCAGTGACGCTTCTCGTTACGACTTGATTCTTGACAAAAATGGAAAGCTATATAGGACACAAATCAAGTATTGTGACGGCGAAAGATCTAACGCACAAGGTTCTATAGCAATACGGTTGCAAGCTGATAACAAAAAACCTATTGAGAAGGGCGGACGACGTTGGACTTATTCAGTAGACGAAATAGATGTAGTAATAGCATATTTCCCTCGTTATGACAAATTTTGCTGGTTTGAAGCATCAATGATAGCTGATAAAACAGCGATTACAGTTCGTTTTGAAAAACCCGCTAACGGTCAGGTTAAAGGTCTTCATCTCGCAGAAGAATATGAATGGTGAAGCACGGGACAGGTCGTGGGTTCGAATCCCACCGTCAGCTTTCACTTGTTTTTTCGTCTGCTGTTTTTGTTGCCTATACTGTTGCAATGCTTACCGATTTGCAAAATCGTCAAAAAGGTTGCTTCTATGGGCTTGCGATTGGAGACGCTTTGGGCGTTCCAGTCGAGATGAAGCAAGCAGGCACGTTTCCTCCTGTTCTGGGATATCGAGACGCAAAAGCTCGTCGTTCCCTTGCTGGGGAATGGTCAGACGATACAAGCATGGCTTTGGCTCTTGCTGATTCTCTGGCAAACGGTCACTCCAAGAAAGATCAGTTAGACAAGTACGTTGACTGGTACAAGAATGGCAAGTACACTCCTGGTAACAAATGCTTCGGCATGGGAGGCACTACCAGAAAGTCTTTGGAGAACTACATTGCGACTGGCGAACTTGAGTCGCCGCTTGTTGAGGCAATGGGCAATGGTTCAATCATGAGACTTGCTCCTGTTGCAATCAAGTTTGCAACAGACCCGAACCTCAGAGCTATTGCAGTTGAATCAAGCGCTACTACTCATAGTAGTCCTGCTTGCCGTTCTGCTTGCGAATACATGGCTGTTATCCTGTCTGGCTTGCTGAGAGGGCTGTCAAAGGAACAGGTTCTCAATCCGACTTGGGAAGAAACAGCGAGTCTAGAACTCGTTCCAGAAGTCCGAGCGGTCGCTAATGGCTCTTTCTTGACGGATGAGGTTGACGGTCGGGGCCATGTCATAGAAAGCCTCAAATCGGCTTTGTGGGCCTTCTACGATACGGATAACTTTGAGCAAGCCGTGTTGCGAGCGGTCAATCTTGGCAATGACTCCGATACAACTGGAGCGATTGCAGGACAGTTTGCTGGCGCTCATTATGGATTTGATTCCATACCTGATTACCTGATTGAAGGTCTTGCTCGCAAAGAAATGATTGACGAATACCTCAATAAGATCATCTAATGCCGACTATTGACGAGCCAATGAGATTCGACGATGACAAGACCTGTCAGCGTTGTGGCTACGCCAAGAGCTATCATGAGATGATAGTCGATGGCAAGGTCTACATTAAATGTATTCGCAAAAAGCCTTACAAGCTTGCTGACGGAGTTGAAGTAAAACTAGGCATGCAGGTTTGGCACTATCATCCTTGGGACGATAGCGGCAAAATCATAACTGGCATGGTTAGATTTATAAGAGAAAATGGAGGCTTATGTCTATGGAGATATCCAGACGACAGAAACCCAGAAAGCTATACTCTTCAAGACGGAAGAGTTATAGAGTTGCCAGGTAGACTTTCTCATGACGGTCATTATACGGCCCATTTCTCTTGTTACTCTTCGCTTGAAAATGCGCAAGCCGCTGTAGAGAAGAGGAAGAGAAAGAAAGCTGAACTAGAGGCTTGGAAAGAAAAACAGAGAAAGAAACAGAAGATTTGATGGCGATATAGTCCAAATGGCTAGGGCGCAGGTCTCATAAACCTGAGGTTAGGGTTCGATTCCCTGTATCGCTACTTTGGGATTTGATTATGAGAAAGCCGTTTTGGTACAAACTCGATGGTATTCGTCCTGTCCCGGACGAAACGAATGGTCTCTGGTCTATTCAGAACAAAGAGGCTAGGCGAGTTGCTTTGACCAAAATAGCAGAAGACGTTGAGGTTTCGACAGTCTTTCTTGGTCTTGATCATAATTTTGGGGATCGTAATAAACCGATTCTCTTTGAGACTCTGGTATTCGGCGGTCCTATGGATGGTAGCATGAGACGCTACGAAAACTGGATTGAAGCCGAGCAGGGTCACCAGGAGATGGTTGACAAAGTTAGAGAAAATATGGCGCTTGAATAGGATTCTTCTTTCATAAACAGTAACTCTGTTTATGAGAATCCTGCGCTTCGTTATACTCTTCTATCATGCTTATCGCTCCTGGCAAGGCGAAACATATCGTTTTCGCAGAATTGTTTCCATTAAAGACGCTTTCGGTTTTGCATGGAGAGGTTCAACGCCAACGGTCTACAGAATTATGATGAAGTTGATTCGTATGAAAAATGTTCCCTAAGCATTGTAGGCGATGCGCTAAGTTCGTATCTTAGATAGCTCGGTTCGATTCCGGGAGGGAACTTTGTTTGTCAAGGAACTTATCAACAACTGTTTTGTAAGTTGTGATATCTTCGCTTTGATGATGCTGGACAAAATCCTTATCAAATGGATTACCGTCAAGCTTGTAAGAAGTTTCTCTCCAAAAGACAAGGCCTTTCTTCTGTAATCCAGAAGCAAAATGATACAGGCATGTATCATTTGAGATAAAAAACTTGCAATCATTCAAGATACGAACTGCTTGAAAAAGCTTTGTCTTTCCAAGCATGTTCATACATCCTGTTGTATCTATATTAGACCAGAACATTTTATGGTCGTTCTCTGTACCAAGAATAACAGGATTGTAACCTCTCTTTATGAGAGACTTGAGAATGTATCTTCGATTGTCGTCGCCAATGTTTTTGCCGTATCTGTACATTCTTGGTACTCCAATACCGCAGAAAACAGCTACTGCATTAGAAAGCTTCTCTCTATAAGGGAGTTGGGTTCCAATAGAGAAAGGAAGCATGTTTTCGTCTTTATGAAAAGAGAAATGAACACCATAGTATTTGTTCTTGATAGAGCCATATTTGAGGTTTTTATTGAGTATGGCTGTTGTTGAAAGGCAACATGGTGTTTGAGGCCTTCCTTGAAGAACTTCTATGAAAGAACAGTTTTCAAAGATGACTTCCATTTCTTTGTTTTCAAAGAAAACGGGAATTGGACGGCCTTCTTTTAGAGAAAGAGAAAGAATTGTTGGGCAGATTCTAATAAAATCGCCTAGACCTGGTTGGTTAGTTTGACGAACCCATATTGAAGTCATACGCTTTAATATCGGATTATTCGGGGACGCGGCATGGATAGCCACCCTCGCGGCGAAGCGAGTTCCGCTCTCTATAGTAATTTTGATCTATTACGATAGAGAGAAGGCGAGCAAACCCAGCGGTACACTGGGCGTCTTTGAGACTTTGTAGGTTCGAGTCCTACCGTCCCCACTTTGTAGAGGAAACTTATCTGCCAATACGGTAATTGTTATTAGCCTTTTTACAAGGAGAATGGCAATGAAGTATGGGTATGCAGGTTTCGAAAAGAAAGACGTTCAGTTTGGCGATTTTGTAAAGGCTTATCCTGATCAGGATCAGCCAGTTGGAATGGTCAAAATGGAAGTTCTTGGTGTTATCGTAGGGATAGATGACGATACTAACACCGTAGACGTAAAAGTTGCTAGGTTTGTATATCACACTCCTAGCGGTACTGTAACAGAGCAAGGCGGCGGAGAAGTTCTTACTTGCTCTAGTCCGTTCCCAGTTGTTACGGTAGGTCAGTAAGACAATTGCGAGCTAAGATAGCTCGCCTTGGAGAGTAGGCCGATATGGTTGGCGGCAGCAGTTTGCATTTATTGAAGCAATAATGATATTATGTCGATACATATAATGTATGGATATAATATGTAAACATGGATGCGGTTGTCAGGGTAGATACCTGATAGGTAAGAATTATTGCTGTGAGAAGAATGTTTCTCGTTGTCCAGCAATACGGGCCAAACTTGCTAAAAAGCAAACTGGCGTAGCTCCGTGGAATAAAGGGAAAACTGGCGAGCAACAAGCTTGGAACAAAGGCAAGACTAACGAAGAGCTTTACGGCAAAGAAAAAGCCGCTGAGTTATCTGCGAGGGTTTCTGCTAAATTAATTGGTCATCCAAATCTAGGCGTTGCAGGGACCAAAAAGACAGAAGAACAGCGACGAGAAAAGATAAGAAATTCAATCAATAAACGATACAAAAATGGTTGGATGCCAAAAGCTGGTCGCTGTAAGAAAATAGATTACAATAGTCCGATTGCTGGATTAATAAAAGTTGATGGAACTTGGGAGCTTGAAGTAGCTCAGTATCTTGATAAAATTGGTGTGAAATGGAAGAGAAATAAGAATCGTTTTGCCTATAATTACGACAGTAAAGAAAGATTTTATACTCCTGATTTCTATATTGAAGACATAGACAGTTACTTGGAAGTCAAGGGATTCGAGACAGATAAAGACAGAAGCAAGTGGAGTCAGTTTGACCATAAGCTTCTGGTTTGGAAAAAGCAAGAAATCAAAGCTATAAAAAATGGCGATGATATCTTGAAAAGATAATTGGATGGTACGGGAATGTCGGTTTTTCCCAGCGGTTTGCTAAACCGCCGCACCTCGTAAGGGGTGCCGTCAGTTCAACTCTGACACCATCCGCTTATGAAAGAAAGATCACATAAAAACGCATCTATTGAAGAGTTGATTCGCCAAATGCTGCATTCTCAACATAAGGCATCAACCAATCAATTAGATGGAGATACTGTAGAAGAATGGAAAAGTGAACTTTTGTTTAGGATAGAATCTCTAAAAGATATAGCTAAAGAGGTTGTTAACTTTCTTGATAATCACTGTTTAGATTTAGATTCAGAAGAATATCTAGAAGACGTTACAGTTTTGCGAAAGAAAATAGATATAGTTTCAAGAGATATTTAGTCTTGCGTCTTAAAAGGCGCAATGAGGGTTCGAATCCCTTGCTCTCCGCTTTCAACGCTGCTAGCGGCGTTGTTAATTCTTGCTTCGCTAAGCGAGCTATGAAGGTAGTTGGTTCGAATCCAATCTGGGGCGCTTTTGCCCTGGAAGTTCATATGGTTGAACAGCGTAGTCAGGGGACGCCCGGCAGGAATTCTTTGGATGGGACTCAGATAGTTGGTTTTCTGTACCTGCTTGGAAAGCAGGCGTCCGTCGCAAGGCGGACTGTCGGTTCGACCCCGACCCCATCCGCTTGTTTCAGATATTTGTGTCAAACAATCGCCTATAATCTGTTCTATGTCAACAGTCGTAAAAGTGAGCAAGATTTCGGGTCGAGGTGTTTTTGCCACCAAAGATATCCGCAAGGGCGAAAAGTTCCTGGTAAATCCTCTTTTGATTACCAAGAAGAAAGACACTAATAGTCTGTTTCAAACAGACCTTAGCAACTACTGGTACGAATGGGGTAAGAATACCTTTGCAATAGCAATGGGTCATGGAAGCTTCTTCAATCATTCTCCAAGCGCCAATGCTGAATACGACTTTAATGAAAGCAAGAAAGAGATCTTCTTTACTGCTGTCAAGTCAATCAGGAAGGGCGAAGAAATCTTCATCAACTATAACGGAGAGGCTTTCTGCAAAGACAAGGTTTGGTTCGAACAATGATGCGATTGTATTCCGGTAGGCATACTGGTTTGGTTAGTTGAGTCTGACGTTTTGTTTCCTAGGAATAACAAGAGTGAAAGCCGACTCAGGGTTCGAATCCCAACAATCGCTTGATGTAATAAGGGAAGACTTATTTCCTTCTTGCTGGTCTACTTTGCAACTGCATGGTTGGCGGCTTCTACATAAGATTGAAGCTGGTCGGCCTTGGTGGTGGGCGGAGAACCAAAAGACAGGTCAGCATACTCCCAAGAGTAGGCCAATAGCTGCCGCTGCTGCTTGGGACATACTTTCGTTAAAAACTGCTTGAAAGACAATCATGGACAGAGACGCAATCGCAAACGAAGTTAGAGACCTCTTCTTCTCTCCAATACTTGTAAAGGTATTGTCTGAGGCTTTTGAAGAATCAGGTCTAGAAAATCCAGATTCGTTTGTTGAAGAGGCAATCAACAATCAGTCTATTCAAGCCAAGATAAAGGCTAAGCTTGCGATTGGTATGAGCGAAAAGTATACCGAACTTGGTTTACCTACGCTTCCTGACGATATAGAGGTTGTGATAGACGAAAAAGGGATTGACGTAATAAACCTCAAGATTCCTCAAAATAAAGATGATAACTCAAGTTCCAATCTGGAGTAAAAAGGAATGGCAAAAAGAGTCGCTTATACACCTCAAAGTAGAACGATAGCTGAGATTCCTGATATACAGAACGGTAAGCTTGTTCGTAAACTTGTAAAACACGATATTCTTTTGCCTTGTCCTTTTTGCGGAAGCAGCAACATAGAGGCGGGTGTTGAAAGTTCGAGTTCTTATCATGTTCGTTGTTATGGTTGTGGTGCGAGAACGAAACCAATGAATTTACCTTCTTATTGGGATTGTGACAAGTACGGAGATGTTGAGGATCATTTGATCAAGAAAGCAGTTAAAGCTTGGAACAAGCGTGTAAAGAAGTCTTAGTGTTGGTTGAAAAGCCGATAACTAGGTTTAGCTAGTCGAATGGAATGGGTTAACATATAAGTTCGATTCTTATTTCCCCCTCTTCAAACTATGGGGGAATAGCCTAATGGCAGGCAACTCTCGAAGTCGCAAGATTAGAGAGCTAATTCCAGACCAACAAACATACTAGCTAAATGCTCGCTTACCAAAATTGGACAAATGGCTCTGACTGCAACTCAGAAGTGTACAGGTTCGAGTCCTGTAGCGAGCTTTATAACAAGCCGAATGGAATGGGTTATTGAAGGTTCGACTCCTCCATCCTTCCTTGGGAGTCATAGCCCCAAGGGTTCATAAGGATACGCCTAATGGTAGGCACCCCAGACCAATCCCATGTTTGTTATAACTCTGTTTTCCTTTGCGGGAAAGTAGAGTTTTGGCGAGGTAGTTTAAGGTGCGATGGCTCATCGTATAGAACGATGTCTGGCGGCCTTGAGCGGCTGGTATTACGGACACTGGTGCAGGTAAACTTCTTTGGTCGCAAGACCAAAATCCTTGCAAGGTAAGAAGTTGTTAGCCCTCGCCTCCATGCTCCTGTGCCAGAGAGGTTGAATGGACCTGCCTGCAAAGCAGACTCGTTAAAACGACACGTTGGTTCGAATCCAACCGGGAGCTTTTAGATGAATGAAATTGTAACAAGACTTGAAAAAATAAGAGTTGAGCTTGAAGAGCTTTTTGTAAAACAGAGTCAAGTAAATGACTCTATTATCAAGCTTCGAGAAGAGCAAAAAAATCTTTCTGATAAGAAAATGGCTGAAAAAGACAAGTCTTCGCCTCTTTCTATTGCTGAACTTCTTGAAGTTTATGTTGATGGGTGTGAATCATCTTATCTTTATAAAAAGCGTCAAGAATATTTTAACAATCTTGAGGTTGAAGGTATAAAGGTTGGAACAGGATATTATCCAGATACCAACCAAAGCAGTCTTGATCTTTGTATAGAGAAAAAATATACAGATAAGCAACTTGAAGCTCTGGCTAGCTTTCTTGAAACAGAAATATTGCCCATTCTAAAGCCTAGCGCTAATCATAGATATGATAATAGTATGGGTGTTTCAAAGAAAATGGGGATATTTGAGCATACTCTTTCGCAAAGTGGAGTTTACAGTTTTATTGTTGATGATAAATATAAAATTGTAAAAACGACTTATAGTATTGACAGAGATGTATTTGAGTCTCAATCACTAATTGATGTTCTCAAATACATTAGAAAGAATCTTTGGTATTAAACAAATAAACTCAAAAATACTATCATGATTTGTCGTGTTTGTCGAAAAGGGTATACAGAGTTTTGTCGATTTATCTCACGAACTTGATTGATTGCGGAGTAGACTGGAACGGTTCCAGCGATGGTCTCATAAGCCATTCCATATAGGTTCGAATCCT